TAACAAAATCTCTAAATATCTATTCTTAACTAAATGAGCACCAGCTCTGGTTCGATGTGTATATGCGTTACTCTTATAGGGCTCAATCGAAGGTGATGTATTTGCGACAATTGAACTATTTGCATTTGGGGCAATGGCTAAAAGATGTGTATTTCTTACACCATAACCAACGGCATCAGGCGCTTCACCTCGTAATTTGGCCAATTCTTGAGTTTGTTTTAATGCTCTTTCTTTAATCAGACTAAAAATCTTCATGTTTTGTGACTTTGCTAAAGCGCTTTCCCATGGAATGTTTTTAGATTGTAGATATGCGTGAAATCCCATTGCACCTAAACCTAATGAACGTTCTTGACTTGCACTGAATCTGGCTTTTGTTAGACCACGATCTGTCGCATGATCGACAAAATACTGTAAAACATTATCCAAGAAGGTGATGCAATCTTCAACGATTGTTGTGTCTTTCCATTCTTCAAACTTTTCTAAATTTAAAGATGATAAACAACAAACAGCACTTCTTTCCTTAGATGTCGGTAAATAAATTTCAGCACATAAATTACTTCCATTAATTTTTAAACCTTTTTGCTTCATATATTCAGGCATTTTTTTATTTGATTCATCAATAAAATGAATATATGGTTCTCCTGTTCTAAAACGTACTTCAATAATACGCTGCCATAATTCTCTAGCATTAATTGTATCTCTAACATCTTTTGTCTTTGGATCAATTAATTGCCAATCTTTATCTTCAATTACAGCCTGCATAAAGGCATCAGTTACATTAATTGCATTATTTAAATTAAAGCACTTACGATGACTATCACCACCAGTAGGAACACGAATATTTAAAAATTCCATAATATCAGGATGTGAAATATCGATATATGCAGCATATGATCCTTTTCTAGTTTTTCCTTGACGATAAGCTGTCATATCAGCATCAACAGTCTTAAGAAAGGGAATAGGTCCAGGAGAGATTTCACTGTTAGCTCTCACTGATGACCAATGTCCACCAACACCTCCACCTTTAACCGACATCCAACGTAATTCTTCACTATGCTCCATTAATCCTTCCAAACTATCATCAACATAAGTTAAGAAGCATGAAATAGGAAGACCTTTATTATTTGAACCATCTGGATGTGGTGCGTTGGAAAGAATTGGTGAACTGAACATAAACCAATTTTGTGCAGCATATTCATAGATTCTTTGTGCTAATTGTAAATCATGATTTGAAAAAGCTAAAGCAGCACGTGCATAGCTTTCCTGTGGGGTTGATTCATTTTTTAGCATATAATAATCTTTAAGTAAAGCGTAAGCAAATTCACTTAAATTCTTATCATATTCCTTGTTAATTTGTATTCCGTAATAATTCATAAAAACCTCAAAATTTATTTCTTGTCAGAGCTTCCGACCTGACCTGTTTGGCGTAGCGAAGATTTGGTAATCTCTAAATATTCGCTTTCATCAATTACCTGAAAATGATTATCACATTTTACAACAACAATTTGAAATGGTAATTTATCGCCTTTTTTAATCGAATAATTAGAGCCCGATACATTTACAGCATTTACAAATATTTCACCTGTATATCCTGGATCAACTACGCCAGCTCTAACCTTTAATGGGGTTTTAGTAATTGAGCCTCTTTCTAAGATCAATCCTGCGAATGTGCTTGGCAGCGCAATATGTAATCCTGTAGGGATTGTCGAACCTTTTTCACCTGTAATAAATGTCGATGGTACGAAAGAGACATCACGCGTTGCATATAAATCTAAACCCACACTTTCCCCTGCATAAGCAGGAACATAACTATCAATATTCTTCTCAACTAAAATTTGCTTAAGCTCATCATTGGTATATACTTTAATCATTTATTCTTCATCCTTATTTTGAATTTCATTCCACTTTTTCTTTAAGATTTCTTTCATATCCATTTTATCCTGTTGAATAACCTCATTTAAAGACATTTCAACATTATCCAATATTTCAAACTTAGATTTAGCTGTATCAATCGAGATTGGAAATAAAATACCATCACGACCTGCACGATTCTTGGCCACAAATAATCTTGCTTTACCTGTAGCTTTTTCTGTTGGCTTACGACTTAATGATAAAACAACATCAGCCACCATCGCCTTACCGTACGCTTCTGACATATTCTCCAAGCCAACCACATCAGAATTTGATGCATCACGATTTGCTTGAGACGCTGTCCAAATCGGCACACCTAAATCCATGGCTAAATTACGCAGCTCCTCATACACTAATTTCAATTCATGACGTAAGCTTTCCATTTTACGACTCGATCTCATCACATCAGCATAATCAACAACGACTAAATTAGGAATAAATCCCTTTAAAGATAACTTTTCAATATGACTACGTAATGTATTAACTGTTGCAGAACCAGTAGGATATTCTTTAATTACTAAACGACCCAAGTCTTCACTCATTTCTTTATATTTAGCAATCACTTCATCCTTCTTTTCTAAAACTTCATTTGAAGGAATATCACATAAATTAGAATCATATCTTAATCCAACATCATGCTCTGTTAATTCAAATGTATAATGAATGACATTTTTACCAAATCTCATCGCATTAGCACCCATGGCTACCAAAAAGTGTGACTTACCAACACCTGTTGGGGCAGCTAAAACACCAATCTCACCACGACCTAAACCACCTCTTAATAAGTCTTTTTCATCTAATCTAGATAAACCGGTTGGAATAGCTTGACGATTGATCTTTACAAATCTAGCCTCCATATCTTCAAAGAAATCATGCCCCTGTGATGATGGTAAACCTGATGAGATTGCATCCTTCATGATTGATAAGACGGAGTCATAATTTTCAGTTTGAATCATTTGCACGGATTTTTCTAACGCCTCTTTAAAAACCTGTCTTTTACAAAATTCTAAGCTTTTTTCTTTGACATAATCAATATCACATAAATCAGGATTGGTTTTCATACGAGTTAAATACTCGATAATCTGATCACGTAAAATCATATCATTATTATTCTGAAATTCTTCTCTAATGATAGTGATTAATAATGACAATGTTGGAAATGACTTGTATTTATTAAAATATTTAAAATAACATTCACATAAAAATGACAAGTATTTAACATCAAAATAGCCTGGATCCATTACTTCTACCATTTGTGCTGCCCAACTCTTATCAGTCAACATGCTTTGGAAAACCTTCTCTTGGAAGGATTTACCATATTTTGAAAAGCTTTTTTCAGCGTTACTCATGAATTAAATCCGTTTAAAAAGTATAAATAAATTATAGGGATAGAGATATTATAAAAAAAATTAACGCTTTACACTTTAATTTTTCAATTATTTTAAGAGAGTATTTTGTATCATCATGCCTAACATATCTACATCGATATTGTTTAAGCCCTGCTCTAATAAGAACTTTTTTACTTCTAATTTTGGCGCCATTTTACGAGGCTGGTCATGCTGATAGATTAACTGCTGTACCTGTGTACCCGATAGCTGCGGATTCTCAAGATTCATCAGCTTCCAATTCAATTTAATCTCATCAACAGGATGATTTGCCAAATATGAACAAACTGTTCGATTACGTCGAGTCTCGGTCAATATATTTAAATTCGCCCTAGCTTCATCAAAGACTTCATCGATTGTCACAGGATCATCACCAGAGATTCGAGACGCGTACTTAACCAAATTCTTATACGAGACCTGTGGGATTCCTCTGATGTTGTCTGATGTATCACCGATAAAGCTTCTAGCTACACACATATTGTGAGGATAGATGTTAAAAACTGATTTAACTTCATTCTTGTCATATAAGTTCTGATGCTTTCTAGGCGTCCACAGTCTGGTCTTATCATCAACTAGCTGAAAGTAATCATGATCTGTACTCATAATGATTTTTGCATCATCTGGACACTTCCATTTGCAAATATATGCAATAATATCATCAGCTTCTGTATCATCAATATACACCTGACCAATCTTTAACATCGGTAGCAGCTTAATTAATGTTCTTAGCTGCCAATCCCAATTGTCTTTTTCAACACCTGGGTTGTTTTCATAATCTGCATAGGGTCGATTCAAATTTAAGGGTTTACGTCCAGCTTTATAGCCTGAATATAAGGCGCGTCGTCGACTTGAACCACCACCCTCCCATGCAACTGTTACACGATCAGGCTTATATTTCTCAACACCTCGATATATTGACCCAAGTATACCGGCAATCGCACCACAAGGCTCATTATGCAAGGACATTTTAGGATTAGTTGAAAAATGTCGAATGAAATTATTCAAACCATCAATAATTAACTCAGTATACATTAATAATCCTCACCTAATCCATACTCATTTTCAATTATTGTCATCGCAGCTGCTTCATTTTCAATATATGAATCAGGATCGATATCTTCGGCTGCTATTTCATTACCATTTTTTGTATATGCTACATCAATTGCTGCATAAACATATTCTTTATAGACAGGATCTGTCATAATCTTGTCAAAATCTGCTTTATAAAACTTCTTTTCTACTTCTACTACACCACTCATCGTTGTAACTAACAATGTTTTCCAAGCACCAGCCCCATCAATTGAAATCTTTTTACCATTATATTCAAATTCACCTAACTTACGTAAGGTATCGAAGATCTCTTCATGCTCTCGAATACCTTTACCAAAGATAATTTGAAATTCTGCCTTTCTGAAGGGTGATGAAACCTTATTCTTAATGATTTTTGCTGAAACGTTGATACCGATTGGCTCTTTATCAGGTCCTTCAATTGGACTACCAGCACCTAATTTAACACGTACACTAGCATGGAAAGGAATTGCAACCCCTCCAGGTGTTGTCGTAGGATCGCCATATAATACACCCATCTTTGTTCTAACCTGATTTAAGCAGATAAATAGAACATTTTGATTTGCGATAATACCTGTGATCTTACGCATACCCTTAGAGATAGCACGTGCTTGTAAACCAATACTATCTTTATCATAGTCACCAGCTAGCTCAGCTTTAGGAGATGTAGCAGCAACACTATCCCAGATAATAGTCACAGGTACGTCTTTTTGCATAGCTTTAGCCTTAATAATCGTGCTTTCAGCAATACTGAAGACTTCTTCTGTACAGTGTGTATCAACATATACAAAGCGCTTTGAAATATCAACACCTAAAGCACGAAGATTTTCAATGCTAACGGCATTTTCGGTATCGATATAAACTACAATACCCCCCAGCGCTTGTGTTGACTTTGCGATTTGAGAGGCGATATGAGATTTACCAATTGATGGTGGGCCAAAAATTTCGATAATACGACCTTCTGGTAAGCCGCCATTTTTACGATTAGAAATAATATAATCGAGTTGAATAGAACCTGTGCTAATCCAACGTTTAACGTGAGTAGGTGACTCATCAGATGATAAGTTATAAGCAATTCTCATACCACGATCTTTGTTTAAAGATTTAATAAGATCACTAGTAAAATCATCTGCAATAGGGTCGTCGTTATTGATTTTTTTCTTAACGGCCATTTAAAAATCCTTTAAAATAATAAATTTATATAGAAATTATAAGTAAAAATTGAATTTATACAAAATTAATCTTCGAGATCAGCAAAAGCATCATCTAAAGAAGAGAATTTAGATGATTTAGCAGGTTCAGTCTTTTGTGGAGTCACTGCTTTAGTTGAAGGCTTTAGATCTAACTCTTCGTCATCATCGAAGGGTTTAACCTTAGTTGTACCTAATTCTTCATCCTTATCACCATTTAACCAATCGTTAACGATCTTTTCTAATTCTTCGTAAGATTTAGTACCAAAGAGCTCGGAGACATCAGGAATAGAATCTAAAAGCTTCTTCATTTCAGATGGTTTTTCGCTAAGTGGTGTGGATTTAGCTCTTGGACGCACCTCAGTATCAGCAAATTGCTTACCTGGCAGCTTAGAGCATGTTAATTTAAGATCGCGACCAGTTTCAGGATCGGTGATATCGCCATAATCTTCATCAAGCATGATATTAAGAAGATTTTGATATAGTGTCTTACCGAATGACCAAACACGCACACCCTTATCTTCTTCACCACGAACTAAAACT